CTGAAGATTATACTTACGATTTACACGTACCTGAAACAAATTCATTTATTTCTAATGGTATTATTAGTCACAACACTGGTGGTAAAGCTACACTCATTTCTACACCAAATGGTATGGATGCATTATATCATAAGACATATGAACAATCTAAGTCTGGTGATAATGATTTTCACATTATTGAAATGAAATGGTACCAAGACCCTAGATATACAACTAACCAACAAACAAAAAAGAGAGACCTTAAATGGATACATGAAGAAAATGATGATGATGTAATTGAAGAGGTAAGATATGCCAATTTTGGTGATTCAGAAGATAGTGTTAGAGCCATTTATGATTACTATGAAGAAATGGTTAAGAAGGGTTATAAACCTACTTCAAGCTGGTACAGAGAAATGTGTCGTGGTATGAACAACGACAGAAAAATGATTGCACAAGAGCTTGATGTATCATTCATTGGTTCTGGTGGTAATGTTATTGATGATAAATACATTATCATGCAAGAGAGAGACTTTGTGATGGAACCAAAATATACAGCTGGTCATAAAGATAAGATTTGGATTTGGGAAGACCCGACTGAAGGTCATGAATATATCTTGGTTGCTGATGTTGCTAGAGGTGATGGTGGTGATTATTCAACCATCATAGTATTTGATTTTACAACAATGACTCAGGTTATGGAATTTAGAGACCAAATGCCACCAGATGTACTTGGTGACTTGGTAGATGAGTATGCCAGAATATATGAAGCATTGGTTGTTATTGACACAACTGGTGGTTGGGGACTTGGAACTGCCGCTAGATGTTTAGATTTAGGAACACCAAATTTATATTATGATGATTTAGATAGTAAAGGTATTGATAAAAAAACTAAGAAGCCAGTAAAATTAACTGATGAAGGTAAATATCCAGGTTTTGTATGTAGGTCTGGTCAAAAATCACGTATTGTTAGTCATTTAGAAATGATGATTAGAACCATGGAGTTTAAAGTGCGTTCCGAGAGACTTATTTCAGAGATGAGAACATTCGTATTCAAAAATGAAAAACCAACTCATATGGATGGTTATCACGATGATTTAATCATGCCATTAGCATATGGCCTTTTCGTCGCTGAAAATTCATTTAAAAAATTAAAAAAAGCTAAAGCTCAAACCAAAGCTATGTTAGGTGCTTGGGTTAGAAAAGATGCAAAAGTTGAAGAGCAAGAACTCAAACACACTTCTTTCGTATCAAAAAAAGATAGAAGAAAAAAGATAAGTTCTAAGAAACCTAATTTCACTCCACAAGTATCTAAAAATATGCAAGACCCAACGGGAAGGTATATGTGGTTATTTAGTGGTAGTAAATAATAAAAAACATTGATTTATTCAAAATAGATAGTATAATTAATAAAAAGATTAAAGATGGCAAAACAACAAACAGTTTTTCAAAGACTTAGTAACGTATTTGGAAAAGAAGGTTTAAATCCAGAAGCAAAGAAAACCAATAGGTATTCTGTTGGTAATAGTAAAGAGATACTTAGAACTCAATCAAAGAAAGAATTTGATGTTGCAAAATTACAAGCGCAACAAGATAAATACTTAGCTGGAATGTGGGCTAAAGTTGATGGTGAATTATATCAACAAGCAATTCATTATGAAACAACAAGGGTTGGTTCATATTCAGACTTCGAGACAATGGAGTTCTACCCTGAGATAGCAGCAACATTAGACATTTTTAGTGAGGAATCAACAACACCCAACGATAAAGGTGCTGTTATCAATATTTACTCACAAAGTACAAGAGTTAAAAGAATCCTTGAAGATTTATTTATCAATAGACTTGATATTCATACATCATTACAGATGTGGGCAAGAAACTTACCCATTAGAGAAGATAGTATAATTCCATTGTTAGATGGTACGGAAGTAACTATTAAAAAGTTATCTGAAATGGTTAAAAATGGTGAAGAAGTTTGGTCTTATGCAATTCAAGATGAAACAAAAGCTATTGTACCAAGTAAAATAGTGTGGTGTGATTTAACTAGGAAAAATTCTGAATTATATAGAGTTACTTTAGATAATGGAACTCATATTGATACCACACCTGACCACCTTTACAAACTTAGGGATGGTTCATATAAAAGAGCTGATGAATTAACCATTGGACAATCTTTAATGCCGTTCTACACTAAAATTAGTGAAAATGAACGTGTATCTGGTTATGAAAAGGTTTATAATCCAAATTCTAATTATTATAAATTCACACATGGTTTAGTTGGTCGAGAAATTAGTAGAGATTTAGAATATGAAAATAGTGTAGATGATAAATTTGTTACACATCATATAGATTTTGATAAATTTAATAATAAACCTAATAATTTAGTTAGGATGACTGTAACTGAGCACAATAAATACCATGCTAACTTATCTGACTTTCATTTAAAAAGCCCAGAGGTTACTAAAAAGAGAATGATTGGAATTGATAAATATCTTAGGTCAGATGAAAGAAGAGAACGTCTTTCAAAAGAAATGAATGGGATTTACCCAAAATATTTTGAAGAATATAATTCAAGTGATTTGCATACTGAACATAACGAAATTCGTTCAGTTAAAATGTTTTCTAATTGGGAATCGGATGAGTTTATAGAAAAAACTAAAAAAGGAATGACTATTGAAATTACTGATAGTTGTCTAAATTATATATCTAAATTAATTATTAATTCCAAAAAGTTTATACCAATTAGTAAATTATCTATATTATTAAAAAATGATGAAAAATTTATAAAATTATTTAAAGCTAATTATACGTTAAGAAAAGATATAACTAAATCAATTAATAAAACTACATTAAATAAAGTTTTAGTTAGAAAAACGGGTATGAATTATTTTGATTTTATATTATCCATTAAATCAAACTTACTTTTAGATAAAAATTATATAAAAGCTAAATCAATTAGTTTAGGTAGAAAAAAAGAAAAAGTATTATTAAACCATAAAGTTCTTTCCGTTAAAAAATTAGATGAAACATCTGATGTATACTGTTTGGAGGCTGTTGGCCCTAACGGTGAACATGATAGACATAATTTTCCTGTTTGTAGTAAAAATGATGATGGTCAACACACTAGAGATGGTGTGTTTTTATCCAACTGTAAATACGGGGATAACTTCGTACACTTACAATTAAATAGTAAAGCTGGTATCACTGGCGTAAGACAATTACCAAATTTTGAAATTGAAAGGCGTGAAAATGATATTAGAGGTGTTATATCACCGTCTCAATTAGAAGCTGTAAATAATGATGAAGAAAGAAATAAAACAGTCTTCTATTGGAAAGGTAGAGATATTACTTTCGAGTCGTGGCAAATGGCCCACTTTAGACTTTTGGGTGATGATAGAAAATTACCATATGGTACTTCATTCTTAGAAAAAGTAAGACGTATTTGGAAGCAATTAATTTTAGCTGAAGATGCGATGCTTGTGTATCGTGTAACTAGAGCACCAGAAAGGCGTGTATATAAAATATTCGTTGGTAACATTGATAATGAAGATGTTGGTGCATATGTAGATGAGATTGCAAATAGATTTAAAAGAACTCCACTTGTTGACCCACAGACAGGTCAAATGGATGTAAGGTTTAATCAATTAGGTATTGACCAAGATATTTTTATTCCAGTTAGGGATGAAAATGCACAAACACCTATTGATACTTTACCAGGTGCACAGAATCTTGACCAGATTGCAGATATTGAATACTTACAAAGAAAATTGTTCACAGCACTTAGAGTTCCTAAAGCCTTTTTAGGTTTTGAAGAAGCACAAGGTGAAGGTAAAAATCTTGCTTTACAAGATATTAGATTTTCTAGAACAATTAATAGAATTCAACAAGCATTATTACATGAACTTAATAAGATAGCGATTATTCACTTACACTTATTAGGTTTTGCTGATGACTTAGACAATTTTACAATTACATTAAACAATCCTTCAACTCAAGCTGAAATGCTTAAGATTGAGCAAACTGTTGCTAAGATTAGTTTATATAAAGATGCTGTAAGTGATGCTGGTAACGGTTTTGGTGCAATGTCTATGACAAGGGCTAAGAAAGAAATACTTGGGTGGTCCGAAGATGAGATTAAACAAGATTTACTTGAACAACGTATCGAGAAGGCCGCAGCTATGGAACTTGAAAACACAGCTAATGTTATAACTAACACTGGTGTATTTGATAGAGTTGATAGAGTTTATGGTGATATGGATATGGCTAGAATTGGTGGTCAAGTTGATGAAGAAGGTGGTGAAGCTGGTGGCGGTGCTGCTGGTGGAGGCTTCGGTGGGGGCTTTGATGACGCTGAACTAGACTTAGGTGATGAAGAAGGTGATGATTTAGGTGGTGAGGACCTTGGAGATGAAATAGATTTCGGTGATGAAGGTGGTGATGAAGATTTAGGAGCTGAACCAACTACTGATGAGAGAAGGAGAAGAAAAGGTAGTCTTCTTAAAGAACAAAGCACCGATAAGTTAATTAATATGCTTAGCGGTACTATTACTGAAGAAGAGAAACTTAAACATAAAACCACTAAAATTTACAATAAATCTCTTAGGTTTAACAATAACATGGACAGTATGATAAATGAAATTGATGATAAACTTAAGGATGATAAAGCTAGTGAATAAATGATTTTACCACCAAAGATTCATATTTATATATAAAACAAAAAATAATGCAAAATTTTGGACAAATACATGAGACTTTCAAGGATATTTTAGCTAATGCTATCGTAGAGGGGAACGATGAGTATAAAAAAGTATTTAAGACTTACGCAAAAGCCTTGAAGGAGAATACTATTCTCAACACACAATTCCAAGTGTTTGGTAAAATGGAAAATAAGATTGCTATTGTTAATGAAGATGAAAAATCAAAAATGTTTGTAGATGAATGTATTTCATTATTACAAAAATTAGATAAAAAGTCTGTTAACGAAACCAATGTTAGATTAGTAAATTATCTTAAGAAGAATGGTTTTAATTTAACTAAAGATTATGATAATAAGGATTTGCATGAGCATATTTATAACCTAGCATTCACCGATAGAAATACTAAAACTATTGAGTCTATTGTAGAATCTAAATTATATGTCAATGCATATTCAAAATCTATAACCGAAACAGTTAATGAAAGTGTTGAACCTTACATGAATAAATTTTTAGGACCAGCAATGGTTGAAAAGTTTAATAATAAGTACATGGATAAATTATCTGAGACTGAAAGAAAAACTTTTAAAATAATTCAATCTGGTTCTGAAGAAGATAGGCAAAGTTTATACAAGGGCACAATTATTGAATGTATTGATTTAATCAATAACAAATTGGATGAGGAATGTACCATCCAAGAAAAAGATAAATACCTACAAGTTAAAGATAAATTGTTAAGGTTTAATTATATTCCAGAAAACTTTGTATCTGAAATGAGTAAAATTGCATACTTAAAAGACACATTAAAATAATATGTTTAACATTCTCCTACAAACAGACCCAAGTATGATAAATTGGTTGATTCAGCAAGCACCAGTAGTTGTGGTAATGGGTGCTGCCATATGGTGGTTAGCAAATAAATTAAATAAAGCTGAAAACGATAAGGATGAAATGGCAAAAGAAGTTATTAAACTAACAGCACTTTGGGAAGAAAAAAGTGATAAGATAGATAGTAAAAGTGAAAAGTTAGATGAGAAGAACACTAAAGTCAATGAACAAATCCTTGAACTTTTACGGGATATTAAAACAGTAGTTAGTAAAGCAATATAATGAAAAATTTATTTAACAGAATTTTCCCAGAGAAAAATGAAAATTATGAAAAAGCCAAAATTGGCTTAGAAGAAGTTAAGAAAAAATTTGATGGATTCGTAATGTCATTTCCTGATATTAGCGAACATGAAATTATGTTGATAAAAGATAAATGGGAAACATTACCAAAACAAATCTCTAAAGATGTTGAAGTAATGGCTATTAGAGCGACTAAAGAATATAAATCATTAGTTTCGCACTACAAGCGTAACGCATATATATTACCACATAAACATTCTAACTCATATGAGTATGGTAAAATCATG